TAGTTTCCACGGTGCTTACGCGACTGGTGCTGCCAGCCGAGTTACTGCGAAGACGAATGAGGAACTCATGAAGTATGGATTCCGTCCCGAGGATCGTCGTGGAAAGCCAAACAGGCCCGGAAATGCGGGTCGTATGAATGTCAGAGAGGGACCCCTTAAACAGGGTGGTGCACTTACGGCTGTTCGTAGCGACACCTCGCGCATTGATGGTCGTATGAATGCGGCCAATGGTGGTTGGACTCAACAGTATCAGAACAAGACTTTCCATCAGTTCAACCCCTATAAGGGTAACGAGAACCCCAATTCCAGGAATCTTGGCATTGCTGCCAAACAACTGGAGAACAACCCACTTTCCCACGCCCTTTACCGTTAGATCTTTGTCTCATAATTTGTTGAAAACAATCATTAAAATATTGTGCCTATATTTTAATGAAGGTTCACACCCTAAACATAGACAGTAGTCAGCGTGACTCGGTCACGTATCCCAATTCTAATAACTACGTCATTTCGTTAGAAAATCCGATATATGATGTCGAAGAGATACGTCTTGTGTCCGCCCGTATCCCAACACCCCAAACACCTGCACCAAACTCTTTAATTTTAAGACTGTCTTCTGGATCCGACGAACTCAATCAATCGGTCTATGTGGGAACACCTCATTATACAGGTCATATCCTTTTAAATGGTACAACCAATTTAACGTTTAATGGCTCAGACGACCCCTTTGTACACCGTTTTCATTCTGGTCCACAGAAGATTATAAATGATATAGGAATTGAATTTTTATACATGAATAACGGTGTTCTTACGACATATGAGGTGGGTAATACCGAACACGTTCTAAAGTTTGAGATTAAGTGTTCCACAGACAAATTAGAAGGTTTAACAAAGGTTCCATTAGATAAATTTGCGAAGAAAAAGGAGAAGACGAAAGATGAGAAAGTAAAGAACCTGGGAAGTGAGATTCTTTACAATCAAGAAGTATATATCTATATAGGTATCATTGCCTTCTTTGGTATTGTATTGATGTTTCTGATGAAAGGAAGTTCACCTGTCCCACCACCCACTTAGCGGGTAATGGCGTAGACAGGCTGAGCAGGCTTGGAGACGCGAGTAGACACGGTGGAGATCATCATGTAGACCGCGATAGAGAGGAGAGTGGTGAGCACGGCAGTGAGCGCGTACTGGGCACCACCGTTCTTGGGCACCTTAATGACCTGATTGATGATGAAACGAACAACATCCATCCAGGACATCGCCGCAGCGAAAGAGAAGCCAGCGACGATCGCGTTGAGGGACTGGGTTTCGAGTTCCTGGGTAACAAGGGTGACAGTTTGCATAGCCGCCTTCATTGTGAGTAATATACTATAAGTTAGGAAAATTATTCATTCTGGTAATAGTTCCTCCTTTTCAATTTTTTTATACCTGGTTTTTTTTAGACTTTTTGAATTCGCGAAGAGTTGATCGTCTCCTGATATATCTCCACTAGAGCTGCTCTCTGAATCGTTATCTTTACCAAAGACGTGTAACTTCATATCCGAATCATTGAAATTCCAACCTTCAGGCTCCCATGTGCTCATTACTATTAATGGCATTTTTTAACATCTGTTCTGTCGGATTTTGGGGTATCCAGGCATCCCAGCGATCGTAAGCTTCATTTACTAAAACGAATTTGGGGTCAGACCCGCTGTATCTTTCAAATGCGGGACATTCGCTCACATCTACAACATCCATTTCTTCTTCTGGGTCCTCTTCGTCTTCATCTTCACAAACTTCTTCGTATAGATCTGGGAACATAGATCCAACAGTCTCCCCAACTGCGTTCATAGCACAGTATTTCATCGCATATTCCATGTCTTCTGAGAGTAACGTGTCTCTCCCACAAGCCCTGCAATATTCAGCCGCGAGTAAAGTACCCTTTTCAAAAACAGGCAGAAGAATGTTAGTCATTGTTTCGATGTACTGCTCTGCCATTCTGTCACCAGCATCACCAAAACCAGTTTGCATATTCATCTTTAGTATTTAAGAGTAAAAAGAGATTCAGCAATTCCCTCACCGACACGAAGAATATTGTGGTTTACTGCGTATACTCGGATTTGTCTAGAAAAATCTGGGCATGACGTGAGACTTAGGTGAAGTATTTGCTCTTTTACGTTACTCATGTTCACTTGTCCTGTTGGATAAGCCTCTTCTGGCTGTAAGGCGAAACTATACGAATAGAAACGCCTAATCAATTGTGTTTTGGAGTGATGTATAGCTGCCTGTACAGCTTTTAGGAAGAGAACGGTACCAGTCTCCTGTGTAATAATGTCTTGCCCATCAAATTGTAGTGTAAGGTAATTCAGGTTTTCATAAAGAATACGTTTGTTGTCAGCTGTGAGAGCTGTATTATCGTAATCAAATGGTGTTAGAAAATTACCATGTGATACACCATTACCCCTAGTACCCTGTCTTTGAATTACAAAATAGAGTTCTTTGACTGGATTTCTAAAGTCAAGTTTGAACGTTCCCTCCTTAATACCTACACCCACATCAAATACATTCTGTTGTACCTGTGTTATGATGTAGTCTTTCTTCATCTTCTGCATCTTGGATCTTTCATTTTTGTCTAAAAATACAACCTCTGTAGAGAGTTTAAAATCCTTAATATGTATATTAGGGGGTGACGTAACACGACTACCATCAATATCAACCATGATTTCCTCTGGTTTTCTAAGTGTAATCTCAACTTCAACTTCCTGTTTGTTAATAGCACATAGAGGTATAGCGAGTTCAGGGTGTTTGTAAAAGTAGAAGGGTAGATCAACGAAGAAGTTTTCATCTGAGTTGGCTCCGAGTGTACCCGTTATGATTATACCTCTGTTGGGTATTCCACCACCTGTAACTACCTCACCAACAAGTTTATCGCTTGTTCTAAGTGAATACTTTCCAATGAGTTGTTCCAGCGCCTTTTGTTTTGTTTGTGTAACATTATGCTCTGAGTATATTTGGAGATAATCACTATAAAGCCTTTGAACTATGGTACCGCCTATGATCAGATCTACATGATCAATTATGGCGTGGCCAACCGATTCTATGTATACAGGGCTACCTGGAATTTCTGGTAGAGTCATTTTAACACTCAGAGTTTTTAATAGATCACCTTGATTTTGGGGAATCTTGAACTTAATTTTTTTCCCAAAATCTGCTTCATTTTCTGGATCTAAATCGTCGTACTGTGTAGAAAAATTTGCGTGCTTTTTGAAAGCTTCCACAAAATGACTGTAGTCTGGATTCCTCGTGAAATACCTGTCTTGGGATCCAGACGTTAGCATCTGTATTCTACCAGCCATTACTAATATAACTACCTAAAATTTTAAACCGGCTAAACCACTCTCAAACCTGAGCACGTTGTAATTTATAGCGTACACCCGCGTGTTATTGTAGTCCGTTGTGGTTAATGGATCAATTTCAATTGTAAACAGTTTGTGAGCTATGCGACTCATGTTCACTTGCCCAGTTGGATAGTACATCTCTGGTTGTAAGGAGAAGGAATACATACCAAATTTAGAGGTGCTAGACGCTTGTGGAGCGTTTATGTGATGTTTGAAAGGTTGTTCGTACGTCAGGAATAGGTTATTCCTATTGAAGACGACTTCATTATTGAATCGAAGTTCAGCGTTAGTAATAGTGTTATACTGATTTGGGTAGTTATTTTGGACTGAATCCTCTGACTGTGATACAAAGAAGAGTTCTTTTACTGGGTGTGAAAACTTCAACATCACAGACTTTTTATTTTCACCGGGGTTCATTTTAAACTTGGCAATTTGAAGTTGGGTGATGACATAGTCAATTGGTCTAGATACCAGAAACCCCTTCTCATCATCAGTTAAGTAGACAAATTCCGTATCAAGTGCAAACTTATTTATAGAAGCGTTTATGGATTCGGGTGCACCGTAATGAATAAGTTCCCTCAGTGGTCTCGTCTTGATTCTAACCTCTACGATCTGTTTAGTAAGGGCACACGTTGGTATAGATAGACTAGGGTTTCTATAGAAATAGAATGGCAAGTCTAAAAAGTATGAGTACTCACCGGTATATGCAAGTATATTACCATGTCCATTTAAGAAGTACAAAGTCTGTTCAATATCATCATTGGTACTATGAAGCTGTTGATACATATAGATGTACTCCCCTGTAATCTTTTGTATAATTTGGCCACCAATAACCAGTTCAGCGTAATCTATAAGATGTGATACTATAGATTTACTCCATACGTTGGCACTGGGGTTTGGATTTGTGAGAGTAACCTTAAGGTTGAAATTCTTTATGAGATCACCTTTGTCATTAGGAACCCTGCACGTAAGAAGATTACCAAAATCTATTTTCCCATCAAACTGACTCTCTACATAATCAAAGGAAAACTTGGTATGCCTCTTAAAATTCATCAGGAAATACGAAAATTGTGGTTCACCAGTTAACCACTGATCTTGGATTCCTGTTATAGCAAGCCTTAACCGACCAGCCATTCCTACTGTATATGAGTAAAATTTTGGTAAATAAAACGAAACGCTATAATAGAATGAATCTTCAGTTGAGGAAGTTCAAACCTGAGACAATTAGTGATGACCGGGTTTGTGTGTTCATTGGGAAACGTAATACAGGTAAATCAACTCTCGTCAAAGATATTATGTTCCATAAGAAACACCTCCCGGCGGGAATAGTGTTGTCTGGAACAGAAGAGGGTAACCATTTTTATTCAGACTTTATCCCAGATTTATTCATTTATGGTGACTACGATAGAGAGGCAATAGAAAGAGTGATGTCTCGGCAAAGAAGGTTGGTTGGTGCGGGTAAAGACAATTGTGGTGCCTTCATGTTATTGGACGACTGTATGTATGACTCCAAGTTCCTTAAAGATACATGTATACGTCAGTGCTTCATGAATGGAAGACATTGGAAAATCTTCTTTATGTTGACTATGCAATATGTTATGGACTTACCCCCAGCACTTCGTGCGAATGTTGATTATGTTTTCATCTTGAGAGAGAATATCATTCAAAATAGAGAGAAACTTTACAAATCCTTCTTTGGTATCTTTCCCTCGTTCGACATGTTCTGTAAGGTAATGGATGCCTGTACTGAAAATTATGAATGCCTTGTGTTAGACAATACAGTAAAGTCTAACAAGATCCAGGATTGTGTTTTTTGGTACAAAGCAACTGTTAGGAAGGGTTTCAAGGTTGGTAGCCCTCAATTGTGGAACATGCATAAGAAGATGTATAATCCAAAACATGTTAC